AGTTTATCCGCCGCACTCATTTTCTTACTTTGGTATCCGGTCATGCTACCTCCGCCACACGGATTACGAAGCCACTGTAATCTTTCTTAGCACGACCCTTGGCCTTCAAGCCCAGCATCACACCCTTGGGGTCAAGGAAGCGAAGGTCTGTCTCGTCCGCACTGGGCACACCCGCTGGGATCTTGTCGTATACTGCAACCACGCTCATGCCTTGCAAGAGTGCTTCTGCCACGTCTGCATCGTTGCCATCAGCCTTGCTGAAGGTCAAGTGGTAGTTGGGGATGTCTTTGACCTTACGACCCAAGACCTTCGTGTAGTCATAGAACTGTACATTGGGGAAGAGCTCAAAAATGTTCTTAGTACAGAACACTGGCACTTCATACTTCTCCCAGCTAAGGTCTGAAGTACCGTTTAAGCGGAACACAGGGGTCAAACCCTTGCGCTCTGCAAAACGAATGGCCTTTTGAATGTCATATGCCAAGTCCAGCATAAAGGCATCGCGGTCTTCAAAGAAGTACTTGGTCTTACGGATACGAGCCTTTTGGATCATGTTGGTGTTCTCGCCCCGCTTGAACATACCACCACGTCCGGCAGTATTAAGGCAAGCGGCAGTACAACCAGCGGTGCGCTTGGGGCAAGTCTCTCGGCCACTCAAGTCAGCTGGGGCAAGGTGTAATATAAAGCTGAGGTAGCCCATCTTAGTACCCTTTTGGATCTTAGGGTTCGCAGTTGAAAGTAATTTAAACATGGTTCGCTCCTTGTTTGTTAGTGTTCTTACAGTATAAGCTCACTCTGCCACTTTGTCAACCACAAAGTAACGATATGGCAAGCCCAGGGTATAGCAAAGGTACTCATCGTCCCCGCCAGTGCCTTCTGCCTCATGGATCCAACGGAGTGCCATAGCACGATCCTTAGCACCCGTTTGGAGCAAGCCCAGCATCCGCATCTCAAAGTCGTGCATGGCCACCTCTTCACGGGCCACTTGATCCTTGTACTCAGCATCAATAGTCCGGCTCAAGCTAACGAACTCAGCTTCGAACTGCTCTAGAGTCCAAGCGGAAGTATCAATACCGCGTGGGCGAACGCCATATGCGTCCTTATACATATCCCAGTAGGTGCAAGCATACTGCTCTAGCACGGTCATCTCTTCCCAGCTTTTGAATGCTTCCATTGTTGGCTCCGTTTCGTTAGTGTTCATATAGTATAGTGCCACTCTAAGATCTTGTCAACCATTTTCTAGCTTCGTCAAGTGTTGTAAATCTGCAACAGATCCTATTGTTACCGTAGCTCTTGACAGCATAGGTTCCTGGCACCCCCGCGATATAATAGTGTTCGTGAGGTTCGTAAAACATCAGTCCCAGTTCTTCTTGTCGCCATACTGCTCGTTGTAATCATAGCCCGCATGGTACTCGGCCCGCTCCATCTCAGTGAGCTCCTCTACACGGGGAGCATTACCCGTGCCATTGGGATACTTATGGGGATTGGGTGCTCGTCCGTAGTAGGAGTCTGCAGAGCCACGGTCGAACGCATCGCCGTGGAACACTATATACTGCCTGCCCTGCCATTCATATGTACGAGGTTTGGTCACGAGATCCATCTTCTGCTCCTTATAGGTATTGATCGTTGAGTATGGGTTCTGCCTGCTTGACCAGCTCACGCTCGTAAGCATAAGCTTCAGCACGGCCGCGGATGACTGTGATGATCTTGTGGGTCCATCCCAACTCTAGTCCGCCAGTCTTCAAGTATACATATAGAGCCCACTTGCGGTCTTCGTTACGAGCACGGCTCTTATGCTTACGCCACCGCTCTAACACCGCTTTAACCGGGGTCACAGTGCCCTTGCGGGTAAGCCCTATATATGAATGTCCCAGCTCGCTAGTCATCTCGTAGATAACATATGAGCTGTCCTTGCGTGGGGTTCTGCGTGTCTGTGTCTTCATGTTCTTAGTATAAGCGAACCCCACCCTTTTGTCAACCCGAATCCGCACTCGTTCCGTTGTATTTCTGCAACAAAGAATCGGTTGACAGAATCTTCGATTCATGTTATAATAAACTACGGCACCGCTGCCTGAACGGTTTTCGACCCTACTAGCATCATGGGTATTAGACAAACCAATTGACAAAGGTGTGGACCGGTGCTATACTATAAGCATAATAAGAAAGCAGGTAGACTGTACATAGATTCGAAGAGCTATACTCGGGGTGGACGGCGGGGGTGCCTGAACGGTTCTGAGTAAGTAGGCGCTTACTAACTTGATTGGTTTGGAAACGAAAACGAAAAAACAACGCCTCCTCCAAAAATCGGTTGACATTCTGGCGGACCCGTCTGATTGAAAACCTCCGTCGGCTCCGCCTCCTTATCCCCGTCAAACTCTGTAGTCATTCCGCTCCAAAGTCGCCCTAACAACTTCCCATACTCTGCTGTCTTGAACCGCCGCTTGAGCGATGATACCTATTAGTAGACCAAGTTGATAATGAGCATTACTGGTAGCACTCCCTCTGTCATACTGTATAGCAGTCAACTGACGCTGTATATACGCAGCATAATGGTCATGATTCATAGTCAGCTCCTAACATATACAGCGTAAGACTCAAGCTCACTGAGCACTGTATACACTGTATATAGCAGCGGCACAGTTATCAGCTCCACTCCCAGTATATACACAGTAGAGTCACAGTAGGTTCACCGTTACCACCGTTGCGGGGCGGTCTAACGGTGGTTAAAGAATGTAGAAAAGTGTGAAAAAGTGTTGAATAGTGCAACGGAATCGCTCAAACGATCCGAAATCAAGGCCAGGGTACCGTGTTTTATAGGGTCAAAAAATTTGATGAGTCTGGTCACGAGAGGCTATGCTAGAATACCCAAAAACCTGCCATTCTACGCACAAAAACCCACCATTCTAGCCCCGTCCACGCTAGCCAATCTCTCCTACAAGGTCCGCCTCCGAACCCACAGCTAGCTCTTTGCTGTATATACTGTGCTCCGTGCGTATACTGTAGAACCCACAGCTAGCTCTTTTGTGTATATACGTAAATATATCAACTATGCACTACACTCGTATACTATGTTACAGATGCACCGCCTCCGAAGATACTAGGGAACGATTGTGGCGTTTAATCCAATTTAAGGACGGTTTCATAGGAGATCGTTATAGTCACATGCTGTTTTGGATACCCGATCAGTGTGAGGACTTTGCTCTCCTGATTGATCCCACACTGGAGAGAATGCCTCGGGAAGATTATATACTCTAGCTGTCAAGTGTATATACGCAGATACCCACAGCTAGACCATACGCATACGTGTTGTGTATACACTCAATATGCAGAACCTCACAGCTAGACCATTGCTATATACACTACTATGACTACTAATACTGAACACGCTACTGATAATACCAATCCCAATCGGTATCCCGTTTATCCCACTCCCACTGAGCAGGATCACAAGACTACGCCATTTGGAGAACATTAACTTGAATCATTTTGTATTTTATGTTATGCTACTACTCATATGGGCTTACTTGTATGTTACGTTCAGTTTTTATTGATTGCATATACGTGTTAGCTCTAGTAGGACTGGGCATAGGAGGAGTTGCACATGAGATCACTCGTGACGATGTTGCTAGTTTGTTTGGGCCTTAGTGCGTGTACTACGGTGGAAGTTGCTGGGTATAAGGATAACTTACGCATAGGACCTGTGCCCTTAATACGTGTGGAGTTCTAGTAAAAATTCATCGCGCAGGCGCTTCGCGCACAAACCAGGCATCGTTCCCCGGGAGAGGATTAAATAACTACTATGTTTATTATACGTTTTTATCGTTGGCTTGTACGTGAATACAAGTGGAGACGGCACATGAGAAAGATGCGTAAGGAAAACCCTTACAACTATTAATATGACTTATCCAGAGACATTACTACCACTTAGACTATTTGATGTACACCTGCCCCACACTCATGGCATGGCTCATGTACGCACTATACAAGACCTTGGCAGAGAAGTCCGCATACGCTATCCACAAGCCAAACCCTACATGAATCAAACCAATGTGAGTCGTGCAGAAGAACCCAATATAGATCAGTTTGCCCGCATGTGGACCGAGTGGGGAGAACACACTTACCAACACAACAGCTTGGGCTTTAGAAGTCACGAACCCCTCTCATCTGTGGACACCTGCTACTATGGATGCAGTCAAACCTATGCCATGGGAGTGCCAGTGAAGGGCCGCTATGGTGAGCAGTTGGATGGCATGATTGGGGGTACTAGCAACAACTTTGGCATCTGTGGCAACAGCATAGACGAAACTCTACAGCTATTCATAGCCACCAGTAACTGCATACAAATGAAGCGGGCCGTGTTTAACTTTCCCGATATCAGCCGTCACATAGCACCCTTTAACGATGATCAGGGTTCAGGTACCACTCTCTACTACAATCTCATGTTTACCAAACACTACATGACAGACCCCTTGTACAAGAATCATAGGCACACGATTGATGCAGTATATGACGCACACTTTAGGCTACCCGCAGAGTACATGTTTGACCGCATGCGCAACACCATACAAATGATAGCCTACATAGGCGCACTAAAGGGCATAGACATTGTGATGACCTCGTGGACTCAACACTGCTATGAAGCACTTATGGTGTTCAATAAGTATCCCAACACAACTTGGCGCTTGCCCCAATGGGTCAGTCCACTCATAGACATAGCACGTGATGACCTACACTTTGGGGTCTTGACTCACAAGGCCATAGCTGAAAGCATAAGAGATGTGTTATAATGTTTAAATGGATCCGAGAACTATACATCAAGTGTCAGCGAGAACTGGCCCATAGACGCCGCCTCAAAGAGATTAAAAAGAACGATCCGTTTACCTATTGATATTATGAGTATTATTACAGCCAACATAGAAGAAAGTCGTCAAATAATCAGTTACCCAGTTGGATTGCCCAGTAGGGGCATACTGTCAGCACGCTCATGGTATGAGCTTGATCAAGAGCTGGAAACTAGATATAGGGATCAGGGTCTGGGTTCGATCAAACGCAATAGAGCCAGTTCTGGTGACGATAAGGAACGTGCCAATATACCCCACTTTAACCAATTGTGGCCCCAGTATGCTGACTTCACATATAAGGGCAACAGCTTGGGGTTTAGGGATGACCACGAACCCCTGGACCAAGTGGATCATTGCTATTACGGATGCAGCATGACCTATGGGGAAGGCGTTCCATATGAGGGCATATGGGCCAAACAGATAGACCAAAGACTCAACACCAGCTCTAACAACTTTGGCATTGGCGGTAGTAGTGTTGAAGAATGTATGCTGATGTTTCTAGCTACCAGTCGTTTGGTCAATATGAAACGTGCAATTTTTCTCTTTCCCGACTACCATAGAAAAACCGTGTGCGTGTCTGCAGAGGGCAATCAGAAGGACTGCATATATGTGCCGTTCTTGGGCAGCTATAGGGGAGATAAACCACACCTTGATAGATATAATAGAAATATACGTGATGCCCGAAGTACCTATTACAGACTGCCAGGGGTGCATATGATGGACTCATTTAGAACTGTGGTTCAACACATACAGTACGTGGCTGGCCTGCGTGGCATTGAAGTGGTAATGAGCAGCTGGAACCCCCAAACTTGTCAATTATTGAATCACATAAAACAATTAGACCCCACTGCAAAAATAGCCGATTGGACCCCAATGGTAGACGAGGGCAGAGACATACATCATCCTGGCATAAGGTCCCACGCTGACTGGGCTCGAGAGTTTGTAAAGGTCATATGAACTATATAGGCATAAGCACGGGCTTTCACGATGCTGCCATGGCAGTGATTACGGATCAAGGCGATATTGCTTTTGCTGCCCACAGTGAACGTTATAGCATGATCAAGCATGACAAAACTTTGAGTCTTGATCTAATCAAAGATGTGCTGACCCATACCCAGGGTGTGTACCAGCTACACTATTATGAACGTCCTTGGCTACGTTGGCTTAGGGGCTTGCGTACAGGACAGCGTAGACCCAGCACACGTACACAAGACGTATTGGGCGAGGATCAATGGCGCATGTTGGGACGTAGGCCATTGCACACCCATGGACATCACCTGAGTCATGCTGCGGCACAGTTTCAAACCTCACCCTATGATGAAGCCACAGTTGTGGTCATAGACGCTATAGGCGAGTTTGATACAGCATCAATATGGCATGCCCATTACGATGCCAACGGCTTTGCTCAATATAAGAAACTGTGGAGTCAAACCTACCCAGACAGCATAGGCTTGTTCTACACAGCCATGACACAGCGAGTGGGTCTCAAACCCTTGGACGAAGAGTACATACTCATGGGTATGGCAGCGTATGGCAATACCAAGCTAGAGCCGGTGATCACCCATGACCTAGTGGCCAGCATAGCACGTACAGAGTTTAAACAAAACTTACACACTGGGGTCAACCCTGGGTACCTAGATGGTGCAGACTTATTTGACCTAGCAGCCTCTACCCAGAGCATAGCCGAGCAATACATAGGTGCAGTAATGGCACGTGCCCTTACGTTGAGCCCCAGCAAGAACTTGTGCTATGGAGGCGGGGTAGCCCTTAACTGTTTGGCCAATAGGCTACTAGGAGAATACTATGAAAATATTTGGATCATGCCTAACCCTGGTGATGCTGGCAGCAGCCTTGGTGCTGCCTGTCTGGGCTATGGGCGTAGAGTTAACTGGCATAGTGCTAGCCTCGGTCATGTTATACCTGGGGCTTATCCTGTTAGCGACATTATGGCTCAGCTACTTGCTAAGTCTATTGTGGGAGTGGCTTCCGGACCAGCCGAATACGGTCCAAGAGCCTTGGGCAATCGCAGCCTCTTGGCTGACCCAAGGGGTACAGAAATTAAGGAGAAAGTAAATGACATTAAACGAAGACAACAGTTCAGACCCTTTGCGCCAGTCGTTATGGAAGAGCATGTTGACAGTTATTTTGATATGCCTAGGGGTTGGCATAACAGCAGGTATATGCAGTCAGTCGCTCGCTGTAGGCATCCTGAGCTATTTCCTGCTGTCATTCATCGTGATGGGACTAGCCGTGTACAAACTGTCCCGCAAGATGGGTCAGGAATAAGACAGCTACTGGAGGCATGGTACGCAGCCACAGGCTGTCCCATGTTGCTGAATACTAGCCTCAATGTTAGAGGTGAGCCAATGGTCAACGACAGAGATGATGCTGACCGTTTTGAAAATTTATATGGAGTTAAAGTCTGTTCATGACCAAAGATTGTTTATTTCCCTTTACACATTTATACATTGAACCTAAAGGCACTGTGGGGCCTTGCTGTGCCATGTATCGTAAAGACAGCAACTACATAATACAATCAGCTGAGGATTTAGACAATTGGGACACCCACTCAGACTTAAAAGGTATCAGGGATCACTTTAGAACTCATAGAGATATGATTGAATCTGATTGTGGTCAATGTATTAATCACGAACGTGCTGGTGTTAAGAGTATGCGTGAAAATATGTTTGATCGCTTTCCTCCAGAGACTACGCTGTTATACTATAAAACTCCAATGATACGTAGTATGCATATTAAGTTTGGTAACTTGTGTAATCTAGCCTGTAGAACTTGCAGTGAAGAAAGCAGTAGTTTATTAGAAAAAGAATTTGAAGTTGAATACTTTAGGGATCGAAAAGTTTTTTATGCTGCTCCTAAAAAGAATAAACGATACGGTGATTTAGAATGGTATACCCGACCAGGAGTGTTTGATAAGTTATTAGAATTAACTGCTAACATTATTAAGCTACAGATAAGTGGCGGGGAAC